CTGTAACCATAATATTCTACCACCGCCTCAAGATCATCGTGATGTTCAGTCTTGGCCCATTTGGCAAATCGCTTTTTAGGCCTCACTATATTTATTAAAAAGGAGAATTGTAGTTTGTTTTCTAGGTTGGAATGCATATTCATTGCATTGGCAACGTGGATCGTATCCTCAAAATATGATAGCTGACGATTTGTCAGGAATGGATTATAACCCTTTTCAGCCAATGCATCGTTATCGGTACCAGACATAATATCCTTACCAGAATTGATTGCATTAATATAATCAAACGGATTCATCACATACTCTCTTTCTCAATTCTGTGGTAGAGAACCGATGGTCTCTTGTATTAAAATACAATTCAATACCACGACGTTTGCATATATCACGCCCGGTAAAATCCTTATCCTTATATTCTACACCAAGTATGCGAATATGTAAATCGAAAGCCTCTAAAATATCTTCCAAATCCTGTTCTGTGGAATATGGGATAATTTCATCCACATATTTTACCGCAGATAATTGAATGTATCGTTCAACCATAGTCTGGATTGGTTTATTCTTTTCATTTGGTCTATCTATTGTAGGATCGGTTTGTAGGGCACAAATTAAATGGTCACAATGGCTCTTTGCCTCTCGCAGCATCTGAATATGACCAGAATGCAAAAGATCAAATGTTGAGGCAGTAAGTCCAATAATCATCAGTGAGACCTTTTGCCATCAAACACACAGATAAAATAACAACCTTCTGGGCCGGCATGAACCCGATGATATTTACCATCCTCTACTAGAACAGTATCTCCCTCTTTTACAATAAATTTTTCTTCATCGAGTTCCATTGTACCACTTCCGCGTACGAAAAGATAAACTTCCTCCTGACCGGGATGGGTATGACCACTGGTACTTTTTGTAGGCTTTAAATCGGTGGAACTTAAAATAAGATTATTTAGTAACTGATTATCCTTTACAGTATATCGTTCATCCATCTTAATCACATCACCACCGATATTCCATGCCGCATAGTGCATTATAAAAACTCCCTAAAAGTCTCCTCTGTGATATATAGACAGTTTGGTAAAACCGATTTCTTCATATCACAATTTACACGATAAAACATCACGTCTGGATTGTCTGCATAAATCTGTTCGTGGCCATCATACCATTCATCGTAGGGACCGTCCTCGTCGAAGTAATGGTCTGTGCCACGATATATGTTTCCCTCTCCATCAAATCCCAGCATAAAGATATACTTCTTTTTATGCTTTATAGCCATTTCAATTGCAATCTCACCAGATGATTTTTCGACTGAACCCATATCTACAACCTTATCCTTTTCATGGATCCAAGTAATATAGAATTTATCACCCATACCTGCAATCGAACAAAGGTCAGTTATTCTTTCATTTTCTATGATATTATCAGCTGGGGTAAATTCCATCAAAGCCTTTACTTCACGACTATTGTGAACTGGACTCCATGAAGCAAACCAGCATCTTCTGTCCCTTACATATCCGGATGAATAAATCTCATGCTGTATTGCAGGATCAACTACAATTAAGTCGTCAACTCTCTGATCTCTGTAAATTGCATTACAACCATATGTTCTTACCAGTTCTGGTAATTCAATATTTAAGCGTGATTTTCCATTTCCTAAAATAATTGCACATTCACTCTTGTTCAGTTTCGAGCTCATGCAACCTTTCCTCTGATTGTTTAACCCATTGTTGAATAGTTTTATTGTCAGAATATAATTTATAATTCTTGAAATTTTCAACTACCCACTCACAAGCTTCCTTAGTTTTTCCATGATATGTGAAGGTCATAATCCAATCAAACTCCATCCATGATTAGCGATTGCATTTAAGATAATACTAAGGCAAGTAAGAATGTGAATGAATACCCACCCAGTACGAATAATTGCAACTCGGTCAGCTTTATCATCATCATCATACGCTTTACTGCCTATTGCTTTACACCAGTATTCCCACATTGAATATCCTTAATCCTCTCTTTAAAATATTCAACCACCTCACGAGGCATTTTATCTTCACGGTCCCATAATTCACGTTGAAATACCGCAAGAGCTACAGCATCTGCACCACTCATAAACATTACTTGAATTCACAATCTGTCATAATTTCAGTGAGACATGCAACTAGGTTAACTTCCTGATCCGCAACAAACGCCGATTTATAAGAGTAGTCAGCAATATATAAAACAAGTTGAGGAATGGAACGATCAACAATGTATTCAGATGCTGTATCATATAAACGACGATATAAGACGGTCGATTCAATATCAGAATTCTGACCGACCCATTTCCGCATTTCCTTGAAGTTTCTATCCTTCAGAAGGGAGATGAGTTTCCTAAAATTATCATCGCCCAAATTGACAAGAATGCCAGTGTCAATATTACCAGTAGCACTATATCGTTGTAATTCATTGAGGACTCTTCTCCAATCAGGAAAATGTTTCTTGATAAGCTCTGCAACCACCTGTGGATCAAAAGTTATATTCTCGTTTTTAAGAATATTTTGAACTCTTGCCATAAATGATGAAGCAAGATTTGCCTTTTCCTTACCTGGAATCTTGAACTCGACCACCGAACATCGAGAGTGTAGTGGTTCGATAATCCGATTCTTGAAGTTACAGGTCAGAATAAATCCACAGTTCTTAGAATACTCTTCCATAAAATTACGGAGAGCAGGCTGAGTCGACTGGGGATTTAGATAGTCGGCCTCGTCGAGGATTACATATTTACGAGCACCGGTAAGTGATACAGTCGATGCAAAGTTTTTAATCTCTACACGAAGTGTGTCGATGTTACCATTCATCGAACCATTGATTACGATATAATCAAAGCCGCATTCTTCCAGCATTGCTCTTGCAACCGTAGTCTTACCAACGCCGGGACCGCCGGTGAGGAGAAGATTTGGCACATAGTTTTTGTCCACAAAGTTGGCAAATGTTTGCTTAAGCTCTGCTGGAAGAATACAATCGTCGATCTTTGACGGACGATATTTCTCTACCCACAATTCTTGCATAATATAAAGTACCTTTCAATTAGCGGGATTCTGTGGCAATATAATACTGTAACTTACCTCCGTTAGTTGAGAAGTGGCTGATGCCTTTCGAGGAAATCTTTACATTATAATCGGCGGGCATAAACCGAAGATTCTCTACCTTGAAAATAAGTTCAAATTCAAGGTCGGTGGAACCGACAACGTGGCGGAAGGTATTGGATGACTCGTCCTTAGAGTTACCAACAACCAGAGTCACATCACCACCAGCACCGATAACAGACCAATTAGGAAGCTGAAGAACACTAGCCGCCTGCATGGTCTTCTTGAATACCTCATCCTTGAGTTCAAATTCAACGACAACATCAGGTAGATCAAGATCCTTTTCTGGAGCCTGCATAATCATGTTGGCATCGGCATAACCATAGGTTACTGATGACATACCATTCTTGATTTCAACCGAACGATCACTGAACTCAAAGTCAGGCGATTCAAAAATACTCACGGTGCTCAGGAACTGATTCAGATCATAGATACCAAATGGTACATCAAAACTATCGTCGACCTCGGCCCGACCAATGATAGTCTTCTGAGGTGAAATAGTCTTGATGACATTTCCTGAATTTACATAAAGAGATGGATTGATGGAAGTAAAACTCTTCAGTACTGAAAGAGTGTTAGTTGAGATGTTCATTTCTTTTCCTCACGAAGTTACAAAATATAAGCATTTACTTTTATATACTACCACAAAATTACGATTAAGTAAATGGATATTACTTAAGTTTTTCACTTGGATCAGCGGTGGCAGATGCACCGACCTGTGCAAGATGAGTAAGAGACCCACCGAAGGTATACGAACCCATATGTGATAGTTGCATCCAAGGGCACATCCAGACCTTTAGACCAGCAGCACGAGCCCATTGGCAAAACATATAATCCTCTGATAGGTACCGCTTTGACTTAGGATCAATAAGGGCATCAAAGTAACACATAATCTCTCGGCTACCATCAAAATGTGCTGATCGAACATGATCTGGTTTATAATGCAGTTCTGGATAAGTCTCCTCGAACTTTTCAAATGCCTTACGCTGAATCATCATGAATCCGGTACCACCTTCTAACACCTCGACTGGTTCGTCGAGCCGGATTTCCGTTTGTCCTTCAGCTGGATTGAAAACAAAATCACCAACGAAATTCTGTAGTTCATGTGGATTTTCGTCGGCAAAACCCTTATCAACTGCCCTTTTAATTTTTTCCCATGAAATTGTTTTCTTAGGATATGGACCACAGATAATATCTTTATCTCCGTCTGGATCAGCCAGAGCAGCAAGCGATAAGACATCATTTGGATTGAAACCAATATCCGAATCAATAAACATCAGATGTGTATATTCCGTCTGACGTAAAAATTCATCGGCACAATAGTTACGTGCTCGAGTAATTAGTGACTCATTAAAAAGATAGAAAAAATCTACTGTAATTTCATAAGACTGGCAAAGTCTTGCAAGATCAGCGGTTGACTTAGTGTACTGTCCGCCACACATCCCACCATACATAGGAGTGGCTACAAAGATCTTCCGTTCTCTTAACTTACCAATATCAATAGAGATTTCGGGCATTTACTTCTCCTCATGTTCTAGATCATGTACGTGCATAGCAATAATCGCATAATGGATAATCTTCATTAAATCCTTTCGATTATACCCGTCCTTTTTACCATAACGCTGAGCATATTTCATTACGTTACCAATACAAAATCCCTCACCATGACCACCGTCAATGATGAACTCAGTTGCTTGGTATTTGTTTGTGGAATAGTGTTCACCGTAAGTAGCATCAATATAATCTTGGATTTCGGCAATCAGGTTGCCTTCATTGTATTTATACTCAATCATAGTGGATGTTTTGTTCTTTTTCACGGGAGTCTCTTTCATAATCTTTCCTATATTCATTATTTACTTTAATCACCTCAGATAGAACACTAAATGATTTTGCCATATTTAGAAAGGCAGATGTATCCTTTGGAAAACAAGCACCACCAAATCCTCGTTTGCCGTCAAAGCCAGGTACGGTTGTATGGGACCTACCGACTCTATCATCGTGAGTAACTGCACTTACGACCTTACCAAAATTACCACCGTTTTCAACGACGATGTCGTGAAATTGATTAAACCATAATACCTTTGTAGCCAGATAACAATTAATTCCATACTTTACAAAACTGGCATCGATGATTGACATATGATATGTCGGACACGGTTTACACAGACTGAAAAATTTATAGAGTTCCTCGACCTTACGAGTTGATTCATGATTTCCGCCTAGAACATGCATAAACGGATTTACAAAATCCTCATTTGCACTTTTTTCGGTTAGAAATTCTGGATTATAGACAATCCGATCCGCGGCTGGTCCCTTGATAAGTTTCTTAAGCACCTGAGGTGTGACCGTGGATTTAATGATGATCACACCTTTTACATTTTTCTTTAAATAATCGACTACTGATTCGATGATTTTTGAATCAATTGAACCATTCTTACCCATAGGTGTGGGAACACAGACGAAAGAAAAATCAATATCCTCTTTGTCGAGTGTTTCAATATCAACACCGATTATAGGATCAACAATAATCTTTTCACACATGGTATCTGGAAAACCATAATCAACGGCTTTACCTACAAAACCATGTCCGACAATAGCAATTTTCATCCAATATAATCCTTGAGTTCGTATTTTGGATTCCAACCAAGTTCTTTTGTTTTATCAGTAATTACCTTTGCCGATAGGCGATTACCTTTTCGCTCTGGTAGCATTTCAATATCACCACCAAACATTTCAGCAACCTCTAATATAGTATATGCAGTTGGATGACCGATTCCATATTCATCACCATGACCGTTCATACCAACTAGAATAAGTCCATCAACAATATCACTGACATGAGTAAAATTACGTTGTTGTGTTCCAGGAGAAACCACAGTTAAAGGTTCACCATTTTCCATTTTTCTTTTGAATAAAGCAATGAGTGTTGCGTATGAACCATATTCAATTTCCCTTGGACCATATACATTATAAAAATATGTGATCGCAAAGTCAATATTATTCCATTCACAGAATAATTTTACAAATTCAGTATTTGATTCCTTCGACCAGGTATATGGACTTTTTACATAACCGGGATGTTCAAATGCAAATTTAGTACTACTGCCAGCATAAATGAGTTTTGCATTTGACTCTTTCACGAAGTCAAGTACCGCCTTTGTTCCAAGTTTATTATATTCCCAAACTGTTTCAAAATCATCAAATGATTGTTCGACTCTAGAATATTCACCGAGATGGTATACCATATCAAAATTTGGTACTAGAACCGACGACATCCATTGTGTATCAGATTCAAGATACGTCACACCATCAACATGATTCTTTTCCGAACCAGTATAATAATTGTCAACCGATACGACATGATGACCCTCAGCAACTAGTCTTTCACAAAGGTGCGAGCCGACAAACCCTGCACCTCCGGTTACCAAAATTCTCATACGTGTTTCCTTCCCAAAGGAAATGCATTATCAGAAAATGATGGGTCAACAAATGAGTCATCTGTTCCCCACTCACGGACTAAGTTCATACCATAATTATCTACTTTATTGACAATGTCAACGGATTTCCTGAGAACAAGTGGATTACTTCTTGCTGGGTTTCCATCTTTTGTTTTAATTGCATTAAGATCAACAAGGTGATGAACTCTACCATATCGTTCGGCAAGAGTAACAACATCTGGATGCATTTCCATTAACATTTTAGATTTATTTAGAGATGCATCTTCTTGGTAATTATTATAAACCTCTGATGTATTACCGCCCTTAACGGTACCAGTTCTGGCCTTACCGCAAAGAAAAGCATAAAACAACATTGTGCATAATCCATCCTTCAATACACGAATTGATAGATCAACATCCTCATTGTATCGACCACGCCACCGATGTGGGATTTTATTATCAATTAGAAAGCACGACATGATCCTGGTATTGAGAAGATATGGAGGATACGGATAATCGTCAACACAGAAAAATTTATACTGAAAACCAGATAGAGCAATATTTTCATATCGGTCTACAAAATCCTCAGCCGCCCTAAAAATACCAGAACCACGTTCAACACGATAGCGTTTATTTTTGTGTAGTCTCCAAAATTCATATAGGTTATCATCCATCAACCAATGCCGATCATAACCTTCAGAAATGGAATGTTCCCAACACCAATTACGAGCGGGACCTGAACCTTTGCCATGATTACTGAAAGGCAACTCTAGTAGTTTATCCTCACCACAGGTTGCCGCATAATTATCAAATTCTTGTGGCTCAACGGCAATACGATATGGAACACCCATACCGTCCAGAGCCTTCATTGTAATTCTGGATTCCCATCTACCTTTTGATAGGATATAAATGGGATACCGAGTTTCAAACTTCACTGTCATCGACATACCTATTCATGTTATTACGTTCACGTTCTTTTTCTGGATACCAGACAACATTTGTTTTATCTGTAATTTCATATCCAAAAAGTTCTGCAAATTTTTGACGATCCTCTCGTGTTTTAAAATTAACGGTAAGTTGTCGCCAAGGTTCAAGATTAAGAGTTTCAAATGATGGCATACCAGCCGCCCACCACTGTAGGTATGGATTACGCCATTCATTTTGAAGTTCTTCAAGTGTATCAATTTCAATCATTGAAAAAATCCAATATGCCGTTATCTTTTTCGGTCTGAAATGTAAGTTTTTTAGTTTTTGGACCGGGTACCTCACCGAGCAAATGCATGAATTTTATATAGTCATCCTTGCTGCGAAAGTTTACAAAAATACTTTGCCAAGGTTCCGGAAATTCAGGATCAACTGGTTTTGGTCTAATTTGAGGATCTTGATTTGAGTCCTCACCAAGAAACGACGACAGATCGGTAGGCAGATTTTCTTCTGCCTTATAACCGACCATATCATCATAATCTTTTGATGTATCAGCTACTTTTGAATTCATTTTTTACCCCATAAAATCATCAAAAAGGGAAACGACAGATTCAATATCGTCAACAGCAACCTCAAAAATTTCACGGGCGCTATTCCGAGTAATCATTTCCTCGGTATAACCGCATGACTTCAGGAAAGTATAGAGATCATTCTTACGCTGTTCTAACTTGACTTCGTCTTGGGTCTTTACATGGAATTGAACCTGTGTTGGTGTTCCGGATGTGTCTACAAAAAATTGCATCTGAATTGCTGCGCGAGTATTGCTCTCAACGTAAATATTATGACTCTTCAAAGTTACAACATTTATACGACCGCGAAGTTTATCATAATTTTCCGTGTACCAATCCGGAAAAGCCTCGAAGTTATCATGCTGTTCGCTCTGATATTTTCCAAACAGTTCAGAAAACTTTGCCATAGTAAAACACTCCTTATAATGCCCAGCAACGGCATTGTCAGTTGGTTGTAGTGTGGAAATAAGATACGATTCCAAAACAAAGGATGCATCTTTTTTGTCAATTCTAAATTTTTCAAGATTACGAGCAATAATCCAAAGATCATCGATGTCATAACCTTTCGAATTTAGATGTGATAGGCAACGGTTACCGTGTCCCTTGCCTACATATTTTGGAGTCCCATCAGGATCAAACTCCAAAATTTTTTGATTCCCGTCAGAATCTCGGTACATATAAACGTAGTCGCCGAGAGTATCGAAGAATGCCATAGGTATTGGTTCGTTCATCATGTTTTAATACTATCACACCAAACCGAAAATGTAAATACTTTTTTATGTAGAGAAATCAATTATTTAGCAGATTTTTTCCTACGACGCATCATCTGTTTATATTTTTTCTGTGCCCTTTCTAGGTGAATACGATTTGCTCTTTTCTTATAGATAATACCGTCAAGATGATCAAATTCATGTTGAATTGCTCGAGCGGTAAACCCAGAGTATTTAGTGGTTGCAAATTCACCAGTTACATCTTGGAATCGTAGTCGAACACCAGCTGGTCGTTTAATATGGATATACAATCCAGGGAAGGTCAAACAACCTTCATCATAATAAGTTTGCTCACCAAAATAATCAACAATAGTTGGATTAAAGAAGCCCATAATAGATTCACGATTTGTCGGATCACCAATAACAAATACAGAATAAGGAATACCCACCTGAGGTGCCGAAATACCAACTCCAGAATGCAGAATCATTGTTTCGGCAAGTTGTTCAACTAACTGATCAGGTGGAATTTGAGGGTTCTCAAAATCAAATTTTTCTGTCGGCTGTTTGAGAATCGGATCATTTGGATCAACTAACGCATAAACACCCATCACACACCTTTGAGACCTAGTAGTGTTTTCAAATCAGGTGCACGATAACCTGGACCCTTCATCACCTTACCATCCTCACGATAGATTGGCTTTCCTTCTGGACCAAGTTTCGTCATATTACTGCTATGAACCTCATCAAAACACTTATTTAAATCAATGCCGAAGGAGTGACCAGCACCATACACAACATAGAGCAAATCAGTCAATGCATCCGCAACTTCAACAATATCACGTTCGATTAATGCCTGTCGCAGCTCTTTCAATTCTTCTTCAATGAGACTGTAACGAAGTTC